CCAGCCAAGTCATACAAACTACCACGGCGTTCAATACTGTTGGCCTTAACAATCTTATATACCTGGCGTTGAGTAATGCCAAGCCACAATGCAATTGCCTCAACATCTAAAAAGAACTTACGGGTTTGGTTGGACATTGCCAAAGCTACTAATCGCAACACTGTCCACGATTGCTTGCAACCAAAGCAAGTCACATCATCCATAAGGTTTTCGGCATCAATGACTACGAACTTATGGCAATCATCTGTTGGGCAAGGAATCCGTCTAGGTTGCTCAACGAATTGCTTAGCAGCAGCCATTCCCTTTGAATGTAACTCTTTAACCTCATTGTAGAAATCTCCAGCCCATTCCTGCCCCATTGTCCAATCAAGGTGAGCAAGGTGAAAATCGCAGGTTGCCTGAACCTCGGCATCTGTTGTTGGTTCCTTCTTGAGCAGCGCAGGCGGTGTCAATCGTCTAGCGGCACGAATCTCGGCTTCCCAACTATGCAAGATGCCCAGTAGCTCAATAGCCATTGAATAATCTAAGGCGTTGACATTGACCCCAATTGACCTTTCAGCCGATGCCGCCCCTGACCCCGACCTGCCAGGTGCAATGTGGAAACCTGCCTGATACTGCAGATCAGGGATATTTGTGAGCCACACAATTATTGCCTTATGACACCCACGGCAGGTAATCGTCTCTGTTGGGCGCTGGCAGATGTTGCAGTTCAAAATGGCACCTTCTCACTGGTTGTGGATAACTTTACCCGATTGAAGTAATCAGGTGCTTCTTCGGCAAATACGGTTAATGCTCGGCAGGTGTGGGTGGCAAGGACAATGGGCGCTGCCACCGTCATTCGCGCAGCCGTTCTACGAGTTGCCTCAAAAGATAGGGCAGTGCGGTGGACTTGGTAGGTGGCGGTGCCGTTAGTCATCGCCAGCAACTCTTGGCTTAGGTTGAGTCGGGTTGTATCAAGTTTGATGTCGCAACGGCTCGATGCACTGACCCCTGCCCAAATAAGGTTGCCGCACTTTCGGCAGTTGATTGGCTTAAAATCTAGGTCACTCATTGAGTCGGTACCATCATTCTTATTATGCCACCCTTATATAGGGTGGCCTTAATAAGGTAAAAAGTTACCTTAATAAGGTAATTTTTTATGGTACTAGAATTCACGCTCAATTTGCTACCTGGTCTTGTTGCCAATCGCCGAAGTGATCGGCTGCAAACCACACTACAGTTCGGCCAACTTCGCGTGTTTTGACCTTGTGATTTCGTACCGCAGCATCACGGCCAGCCTTCAATCCTTTATCGTCATAACGCTTGCCCAAGATTTCAGCCAACTGAGATGTGTTCAAACCAGGGTTGGCGGTTACGGCTTCAATCCACATATCCTCAAGGCCACGCTTCTTTGCCATTCGTGAGTCAACACCGCCAAGAGTCAATGAACGGGTGTTTTCGTCAAAGGTCAACTGTTGTTCTTCTTGCAGCACATCACGGCCATCTGCTGAGAAGAATCTGCCGTCATTAGTCTTTTTGAGTAGCCAACGCACATCTGCCCAGTCATCAAGGCGTGTAGCTCCACGGGCGCGATCTATACCGTTCTCCTGCGCTCTGCCTGTATGGATAGGTAAGACAAGGTTTGAGACACCTGCACGCTCTTTAATGACATCGAGAGTATCTAGGAACACGCCAACATCACTGTTTGAGTTCTCATCGCCACATCCAGTAAAGGCGCGGGCAAACGGGTCAAGAATCCAAGTTTGTGCATCTAAATCTTTCAAGATGGAAACAACTAAATCCTCAACACGCCTAACGATAAGTGGCAACCGCTTGCCTCTAAGGTGAACAAGGGTGATTTTGTCACTGTTTTCAATAGCCACATCATTCATCCATCGGCGGTACTGGTTCTCTGAAACTTCATAGTTAAAGATAACAACGCGACCTTTGTGTTCAGGTTGGGCAAAGTAATTAAGGAATTGTGTGCCATCTGCTAGTGAGCGTGCCAGCGAGTTGATTAAGGTGGTCTTTCCAGCCTTGTATTGTGCAGTAAGGGTCACATTCGCCCCTGTTGGGAACACATCCTTGATTGTCCACTTAACTTCTTCAATCGGCAGTTTCAGCTCGTCTGTGAGTGTCTTTACATAGGTTGGCTGGTGGTAATTGCTGGCCGCTTCTTCCTGATCTAAGAGGCGTTTGGCGGTGCGCTTGGCGCGGGCTAGTTTAATTTCTTGTTGTGTTAGATAGTCAATATCAATGCTATCGCCTATGCCGCTTGCAACGCCTGATTCAATGATTTCGCCAGTTACGGGTGAATAAGTGTATTCAGCCAATTCGCTGGTGTTAGCGCCATTGCCATATCCTAAGAATCTCAATGCTTGTGCGGCTTGCTTGAAGTCATCGTGATGATGAAGGTGAGCATAGACGGCAAACTTTGAGTAAGACTTGTTGGCCTCAAATGTCGTTGAGGTTGAGAATACATAGAAAGTATCGTAGCCACCGTGGTTCGTACTTGCGCTGATTCCTTCATTTTTATTCGGTCTGCGCCACAAAGTCTTTTCAACTTGTGTAAATACCTTTTTCCATCCCAAAGGTTCTAGGATTTCTTCCCAGGTGGTGCGTTGGTTGTAATCATCACCAGGTAATGCTGGATTGAACTCACGCTTGGTTAACTCTTGTTTGGTAATTTCAGGCTTTGGCATCTCATCAAAAGTTGCCAAGATTGTAAACAATTCATTCATTTCATCAGTTGAAATGGTTGGGATTGTCTCAATGGAACCTGCGATCATTGACCACGATTTACCTGACGGGTGGGCGGTGCCACCTGACGGTGCGCAGATGCTAAAACCACCAGCACCGCGTGTTTCAATCAGGCAACCGCCATCTTCACCAGGCTTTGATGCCAGTTTGGTGTTTCCGTCAATTGCTGAACCATCTACCTTAACCAAGAAGTGAATTCCACCGCTGGGTGTCATTTCAGAATAGCCATTTGTTAATGTGTTCCAAAGATATTCAAGTTTGGCAGAGTTCATTGCCTCTTTTGCTTTAAGGTGCAGTTTTTGTTCAATTGCTCGGCCTTCGAATTCAATCATCAAAAGATTGCCTGAAATAGGACCAGTAACAACGCCTAAGCCTTGAACCTGCTCATTATTAAACCAAGTCAGTAGCTCATCTTGGGTCGGTTGGCGATCTTGAAACTCTTTCCAAGAAGATAACCCTGGGCGCTTGGAGCCGTCAGGTGCTACTGGTACAACAACAATGCCTTGTGTGGCAAAACGAAGTGCGGTTGTTAGAATCTCGTTAGTCATTCCCCCACCTTCACAATCTCATAACCTGCAATGTCTATTTGTTTTACAATGTAATTAGCCATTGCGCTAGGTGATACTGGCAGGCCATATTCAAATGATGCCCACAATTCTTTTGCCAAGTGTCCGATTATCTCATCGTTCTTGCTCATAGTGGCAGCTCATCGGATTTATCTGCCACTGCAAAGTCAATGCGTGCTTGTGCAATTGCTACATACTCTGCCGATTGATCTATTCCAATGAAATCAAAACCTTCGTACGCACACGCCTTACCAGTTGAACCTGAACCCATAAATGGATCAAGCACAATGCCGCTTGGCGGTGTCACTAGGCGAACAAGGTATTGCATCAGCGTTGTTGGCTTTACTGTTGGGTGATGGTTCAGCTTTGCATTGTTAGTGCGGTTGCGTGGATTATCGCCACCGACACCGCCATCGGCTCGCCCATCGTGATCACGCTTTGCCTCGAACCCATCAAGGCCCTCATTGCGGTCACGCTTTGATGCTTTGGCGCAGTAAAAGAATCGGGCGGCACTGCCTGAACCTGAGTTAAATTCTTTTCTATCATTGGGCGTATAAATAGTTGTTCCATTGCCAATTCCATCACCATAACCAGTTACTTTTACATTTGGTGTTGAGCCACCAGCCCCATTACTATTAGGAAACAACGCCACAACCTCATCACTGCCATCGTAAATGAAATTGGCGGGCCAGCGGCCTAATTCTTTCAACTTTGCAAGTGCTGCCAACTGTTCAGGTGATTCATTGACTCGAACATCAAATTCCTCATCTGTCTCATCATTGCGGCGCGTGTTAAGTTTTCCAATTGGGCGCGATTTCAAATTGTCAAAGTTTTCACCCTCTGCAACAACCCGCGACCCGTCAATGTTCAACCCGCCAGTGCCGTGTGTCAGCACATTGTTGGCAACAGTGCCAATGAGAGGTTTGCGAGCTAAAACCATTGGTTCGTGGGCTGGTTTGAGTGCGGTGCCCCAGCCATCCCATTGCTTTGCGGCGGGGGTGGCGGGGGTGGTGATGTCACGATCTGCAAACTGTGTTGTTCCATCCATTGACCAACCAGCCATTGCATTTTTTTGAACGCCAACAACCTCGCGCTTTTTGAAATTTTCACTTTCAATTGTTCGCTCGCGCACCATCTGCTCAACCCATTCAGGAACTTCAGGCAAGAACGGGCGCAACTTGTTAAACATCTCAGCCGTTGCAACTGCTGGTTGCTCCTTGTCTGTTAAGTAGTGATTTCCCATATTGCTTTCAGTTAAATCATTTATTTGCTTGCCAGTGATGCCAGTTGATCGCATCCATTCGGTAAATTTCAAATCACGCTGACGGCGTATTTCAACTGCATCACTCTTATCAATCCCCTTGCTGACATTGTGCGACTTGGGAAAGCCTGACCCATACACCCACATAATCTGATCGCGTATTTCAAAGCCCGCATCCTCAATGGCAACGGCCATGCGGTGATAGGTGCGACTGCCTGAAAAAGCAATCAAATGGCCACCAGGCTTTATCACTCGCAACGCCTCACGCCATACCTCAACATTAAATGCAATGCCACTGGCATCCCAACTTTTGCCCATAAACCCCAGCTCATACGGTGGGTCGGTGACAATGGAATCCACCGAGTTATCAGGCATCGCCTTCATTGCCTCAATGCAATCTGCGTTAATTAGTTTCACTTGCTCCCCCATCCATCACCCTTGAGTACGATTCCCCCAAGTGAGTATTTGCGTTGCATCAATTTCTTTTTGCAACCTTCGCAGATGATGCGCTTCTCATCATCCATTTGAAAAAACACTTCAGCGTTATGCCCACAATCGCATTCAAAAGCATAAAATGGGGTCATTTGTTACCTCTAACAATTTCAAGACACTTTGCTAATGTCTCCTGCACCATTTCAGATGGGCTATTCCCTGAAACTTCCCATTGGTGAGCCTCAATCTCAAGAGCAATCTGCTCGCGCAATTTGATGGCGTTATCTTCCTCATCGTAATGTTTTGCACACAAATCAAAACCCTCAATGACCCAATAAATATAGTATTTTGACTCATTTGTGCAAGGTTGAGATTTTGTACCACCTAAACATCTATCCATTTACTGCCCCCGTTCGTTAGTCTTGCGTAGCGTTCAAGGAATCGAACCTTGAGGATGTATCCCCCGATACATTCCCGTCCTGTGAACCATCACAACGCCGATCTCTTGGGGTGGAAAGGACAAGTACCCCAAGAAGTTTAGTTAACTGGTTTTGCACCTAACTGCGCAAGCAATGCTTGAACGGCTGGGTCGTTGATATTGGCAGGGGCAGATGCCGCTGCAACTGGCGCAGGTGCTGCACCCGCGTTGCCGATAAATGCGTTTGCCTTAGCAACTGCATCTGCATCGCCTGTTGCATCTACAAGAATCCACGGCGCTGACTTTCCAGGCTTTGCCGTTCCCTGTCCAATGCGTGCCAATACCTTTTGGCCAATCTTAGTTTTCAATGCGTTCTTTAGAGCTACATTGAAGAACAAAACTGATTCGTGATTGAAGCCTGTATCTAAATCATTGATACGAACTTCAATTGCATCGGCATCACCGTGAACTGTTGGGATGCCAGTTTTGTATTCGATTGCTTCAAGAATCAACAGGTGGCCGTTAAGGTCTGCCACCTTTACTGATTCTGTGTTACTACTAGGTGCTGAAAAAGCCATTTGGCTTTCCCCCGTTTCTTTTTGGTTGGGTGGTGCTTGGATTGTTAGTTGTGTTCTAACTCTATTGGTGGTGTGAGTTCGGCCAACTCTTTGGCAATGTC